AAAAACTCTTAAAGGTGGTTCTATCGTTACGCTACCTCGCGGCGTAAAGGTAGAAACCACTGATAATGAGTTAAAGATTGCAAGACTTGATAGCCCCGACCAGAAAGCCATGATTGATGTTCTCAATATGCAGGTCAATATCAACCAGGATATGACGATGATAAACAAGGCATATGAGGATGCTCGTTCGACTTTGGGTATCACGGATGCTTTCCAGGGTAAATACGACCCTTCGGCGGTATCTGGTACGGCAAAACAGTATTCAATCAACCAGGCGGCGGGTCGTTTGGAATCCAAGAGAGTTATGAAAAACGACGCGTACGCGAAGCTTTACGAATATATGTTTAAGTTCTGGCTTGCTTATAGCGACGACCCGCTACCGATTACGGGCATAGGTGCGAAGGGCGAACAGCAATTTGATATTCTTGACAAGAGGGATTTTATTAAACAGGACGTTGCAGGAGAATATTACTGGAACGACGAGTTTATGTTTGAAACAGACCCGACATCGACCATGATGGCGAATCGCGAAGCTATGTGGCAACAGATAGATATGAAGCTCCAGAGCGGCGCGTTCGGTCAGTTAGGCACTTTGGAAACCATGCGTTTGTACTGGTCGTTAATGGAAAAGAACCATTATCCTAATGCGGGGGATGTTCTTTCGCAGATAGATATGATGATGCAGGAACAGCAGATGGCACAACAGATGGCGCAAACGCCGACGGAAGGAGTACCTAATGAAATGCCCATTATGTGAGTTGGAAATGAGGATGAAAAGAACAAGAAATATCGTAGAGATTATCGACGATACGCCGCATCTTTACAGGGAAATGGAGATAACGTGCGTCAACGATAAATGCCAAAACTACGAAAAGATTGTAGAAACCATCCGAGAAGAACAACCTATCGGCTAATGAAAGCACCCAAGAGGTGCTTTTTTAGTACATAAATTCGCATCAATAGCGTAAAAATGAGAAAGGAAAATTGAATATGAAAAAGAATCTTCTTGAACTCGACCTTCAAATCTTCGGAGAGGAAGGAGAGGACGCAGGCGTAGAAGTGACTGACACCGCCGACCAGTCAGAAGAAACGACCGATGCGGTCAATGAGGAAACAGGCGAAACAACAGAAGAAGGAAACGCCGAGCCTACCGAACAGTCCGCAGAGGAAAACGCACGTTACGCGGCTATTAGACGCAGAGCCGAAGAAGAAGCACGCAAAAGATACGAAGGCGAAATCGGCGCGTTGAATCAGCAGGTAACGGCAATGTGCCAGGGTATTAAACACCCTGTGACGGGACAACCCATCACTAATGTACGCGATTATATGGATGCTCTTGCTATTCAGCAAAGACAAGCCAGCGAAGCGGAGTTAGAGGAAAAGGGCGTTGACCCGTCTTTAATAGACCGTATGATAGCGTCAAATCCCGTTGTAATGCAAGCACAGCAGGTTATCGAACAGACGAAAATGCTTGAAGCTGACGCAATGATACAAAGGGACATATCGGAAATCGGAAAGTACGACCCAAGTATAAAGGGCATTAACGATTTGGCGGCGCTACCGAACTTCCCAGAGATTATTGACCGTGTGAGTCGCGGGGCAAATCTTGTCGATGCTTACAAGATGGTAAACTTCGATAATTTTATGCAACACACGAACCAGGCGGCAAGACAACAGGCTATTAATCAAATGCGTGGAAAAGACCACCTATCATCACAGAACGGCGTAAGCCAGGGCGATGATTACGTGGAAGTACCCGCGGAGATAATGAGCCGTTGGAAAGAACAGGGAAAAACAGAAAAACAGATACGCGAACTGTATAAATCAGTCACAGGAAAACTTCACTTAAATTAAGGGGGAATTAAGATATGGCATTTGAATTTTTAAGAAGCGAAAACAGCGCTTCTCCTATCGAGAAAGAAATCGAAGCCACGAACGGCACGACCTACAATCACGGTTGTCTTGTATCTTTCGACGCATCAACTGGTAAGGCTGTTGTAACGTCTGGAACGACCAAGCCCGAATTTGTTTACGCTGGAAAAGACATCACAGCAAAGACAGGCGACAAGCTTGCTTGTGTTGTTGTACTTCCCGAATATGAGTTCGAAACCATGCTTTCGGCAACGTGCGCATTTAAGGCAGGTACAAAAGTAACAACAACTGGCGAGAAGGCTACGGCTACATCAGCAAGTGGCGTATTCGAGCTTCTTACAGACGGCGGCGCTTCTGGCGCGAAGGTTGTTGGTAGATTTTCATAATTGAGAGGGGGAAATAAACATGGCTGTAACATTTTCAAAACACGGCGGTCTTAACGACGAAGCGTGGAAGGTAATTGATACCGAACTGTCTATGGTTATCCAGGACACAGATACAGAGAAAAACAAGGATGATGAGCTTGTAAAGGCTCTCTTTAACGTTAAAACTTCGAAGAAGTTCGGCGAGAAGCAGGGTTCAATGACAGAGTTCGGAAACTTTATAGAAGTTGCAGAAGGCGACAATGCTATCCAGGACGATGTTCAGATGGGCTTCTCGAAGCTGATTGAACACGTTCAGTTCATCAAGGGCTTTACTTGCACAAGAGAAGCAAAGGACGACGGCGACATCGACATGATGAAGATTGCGGCGGCTAACTTCGTTCGTGCTTACAAGAGAAGCCGCGCACAGTTCGCATCGGACGCTCTTGTATCGGAAGGCACAGAGTTCCTTTATGGTGGAAAGTCTTACGACAAGACCACTGGCGATGGCAAGGGGCTTTTCGCAACAGACCATCTCGGAAAGAAGACAGGCGTTGCTTCACAGTGTAACGTATTCACAACGGCACTTACAAGTTCAGAACAGCTTTACAAGCTTGCCAACGTGGGACGTAACTTCAAGAACCAGTCTGGTAACGTAATGGGTTACACCTTCGACAAGATTATAATTCCTGGTAATACACCCGCACTTGAAGACCTCATCAAGAGAATCCTTCACTCCGACCAGATTGTCGGTTCAAACTATAACGACATCAACACACAGAAGGGTAACTGGGAACTCATTGTCGACCACAGATGGGAAGCGGCGGCTGGAACAGCACCTTACATCCTTATGTCTTCGGAAGCACAGAGAGAGCTTAACGCTGGCGTATTCTACGACAGAGTAGCGCTTGATGTTGCTAACGAAGTTGACATCAATAGCAGAAACCTTAAATGGAGTGGTTACGCAAGATGGAGCGCAGGCTTCTATGATTGGAGAGCGTTCATCATGGGCGGCGCACAGAACGGACAGAGTCTTTCATAAGGGGGAAGCCGTATGATACCTAAAGGACTTGAAGTGGGTCAGACTTATCTTGAAGATAAACTGGTTTACGAAGTAACGAAGGTTTTAGACGACGGCAGATACGAAGGTAAATGGACGGGGGCAACCTCGTCCAAACCTTCGGAAATTACAGAAGCCGTTGTAAAAAAAGAAGTTAAAGAAGAAGTCGAAGAAGAAAAAAAAGACTATCTTTCATTACCCTATGCACAGCTTAAAAAACTTTGCGCAGACAGGGGACTTGATGCTAAAGGTTCAAAAGCTGACCTTATAGCACGTTTAGATAAATAAGGGGTTGCTATGGCTACATGGTATGATTTAAAACTTGCAACATTACAGAAAATGTTTGCGGCAGACAATACCGTTGTTGTGGACGAATCAACAATGGGGTATATATACGCTATGCCACACGTCGCCAACGAAGGCTTGGCTATGCTTGCGACGGCTGGGAAATTCATCACGAAGGAACTGAAAATCTCGCAGATGGATATTGCCAACCTTGTTTCAGACACGGAAGCTAACGCTATACATGAGTTTTCGGACACATATTCATACCAGGTTGACGAAGGACAATCTTATTACTTTGAAGTATCGGGAACTGGTACTTGCGATATTTCCGTTGATGGTGTGGTTGTTGACACACTCAACATCGAAACCACTGGTTATGAGCCTATTAAGGGACTTATCGCAAATACGGACAAGAAACCCGTCAAGTTTGAATTTACCACGTCTTACCCTATGGGTCTAAAGAATATAGCGATATATTCGCAGACATTTGCTGACGAAACCAAAGTTGTACCTTTCAGACAAAAGATAAAGTACAACCTTAAAGAGTTAGCAGAAGACTTTTACATGATAGACCCGCAGGGCATCTACTTTGAAGGTGCATATCAGAAGTATCTTCAAACATCCGATTTTTACCAGGAAGGCACACATACACTTGTTTTAGACCGTGATATGATAGGCAACTTCACGATTTATTACAGGGCATATCCCGTTGAGCTTACGAACGAAACGGAAGACGATTACGAGCTTCCTCTTGACCCCGAAGTATATGCAATTTTGCCTTTATATATGGCGTCACAGCTATATAAGGACGACGATGCGGGGATTGCCACGACATACCGCAACGAAACTGAGGTGGCTTTCGACCGCCTTGTAAACAGTGCCAACTTATCAGCTTACGAAAAATTTACAAGCACAAGTGGATGGATATAAAAAATGGCTGTTTCTTTCAAAGTTCCTAAATCCCCGAAAAGGGACATATTTGTTATAGATAGTTTTCAAGGTGTAGACCTTACTAATACCGAAACCAGCGTTGACGAAAACAAATCTCCCAACGCCGTAAACATGGTTAGGCTTGTACCTGGAAAAGTTCGCAAACGTACTGGATATAAGTCACGTATTCTCTTTTCAGATGGTACGGATGTTAATAGGGTAGTTAATTCTACGGAAAACTATGTAGA